AGAAAAAACAAGAACAGAAAATCTACGCGCCGCCGCATGTAAAGAATCTCTCCATAGTAAAAAGTAATAAAGATGAGCAGACCTCGCGGCGATATAACAACACTCTTGGACCTCACCGATCGTGATGACCAAGATTCCTTTTTTTCTCCTGTAGATCCTGCCGTGTCCTGGTTTACACGCAGCGCCAAGAAGCGCTATACACCCTTTGTACCTTGTATACAAGAGTTTCCCTATCGTGGTCCCGCCTCCTTCGGTCAGCGCATCTCCTTTGATCTGAAAACACAGACATCAGGTGACCTTGTACATGCTGCGTTTCTACAGATAAAGTTGGCGCATTGGCTGAATTTAACGACTCAATTACAGCTCAGCTCTGGGCAGTACGAATATGTTGACCCGACGACGGCATGGTTCTACGCAAACTCTTTAGGAACAGCTCTTATTCAGAAGGCTGAGCTCGAAATAGACGGTGATACAATTGAAGAGATTGATGGAGACTTCATAAATGTCGTTTCTCGTCTATTTCCGGATCTAAATACGCAAATTGGGATGGCAGTAGACGGGCTTGGCTCAATATCGATCGATTCACTCAAAGCGTGGTCACCTACGCGCATGTACCCCACTGAAGATGGATACATTCACTGCCCACTTGTGTTCTATTTCATGCGCACGCGACTTAAGGAATATTTGCCTCTTTTGGCATGTAGAGATGGCTCTGTGCGCATACACATCACGTTCAAGCCTTTAGCTGATGTTTTAAGACAAGCTAGGGGGTACCGTGATTCCTGTACATCTGTGCCTGTCGGGCAAACTGTGTCAGTCTATGACCGGTCATATCCCTTCGACCAAACTGTAGATATTGTTGCGGCACCAACTGAACCTATGTTTGAAAGTGTCCGGCTGGTCACTTACGGCGCCATTCTAGATGGGCAAGTTCGTGAAGCCATGTACAGACAACCCTTCGAGATCATGCACCGCGAACTACAGACATTCTCCTTCAGCGAACCGCTCAAATACGCCGTTGTCAAAACAGGTTCTGATTCCACGATTCGTGTACAGCTACCCCTCGAAGCCAATCATCCCATAGAAGAGATCATTTGGTTCGTTCGGCGCAAGGAAGTGTCACAGAACAACGAATGGACGAATTACTCAGCGGTCTTGGAACGCGAATACGATTCTGTGTACAATCCTCTCTCCGGATTAATGACCTATGCGAAAATTCAGGCTGATGGGATTGATGTGATTGGCGCCGAGGAACAGTATTTTAGACAACAAATTGCGGGTAGCCATCGGGGCGGATTCACTGCGTTTAATTCATTTATCTACGGCTACTCTTTCGCGCGCCGCCCCGCCGATCTTCACCAACCTTCGGGTTCCATAAATGCCAGCCGTCTCCAGAGCTTGCGGCTCATTCTGGATATTCAGCCACCCGGAGGATCCTACGGAGGCGAATGGGAAGTCAAAGTCTTTTGCCTCGGTTTGAATTGGCTCCGTTTCCAGAATGGTTTAGCCAATCGTATGTTTGAGGACTAAACGTACAAACAATAGAATAGTATGGTGGCAGCTCTTTTAAAAATCGTTCATACGGGCATCCAAGATGAACGACTTTTACCTTTGCGGGGACAACCCGCTCTTTCTTTCTTCAAAAAAGCCTTTGTAAAAGCCGGGCGTTTTACAACTTCATGGGTTCGTCTGGATTTTGATACACGTCCAGCCTTTGGGTCTTCTGCTACACTTAGTTTACCGAGGCAAGGGCAACTCTTGTCGCGACTTTACCTGGTGACTACCATGCCAGATATTGCGACTGTACAAGCGGCTGCACTTGCAGTTCCGGGATTCCTCGGTCCTAGATTCGGTTGGACAAACAGTCTCGGTCACGCCTTATTAGCTGAAGCTTCAGTTGAGATTGGGGGTTCTACTGTTGAAACATTGAACGGACGTCTCTTAGAAGTTCTCGACGAATTTGGAACACCGTTCGAGAAAGTTACAGCTGTAAATACTCTGTTGTGCCGGAAAGATAATGGATTCGGCGTTTCGAGTTTCGGCTCGGTTGTAGGTACACCGACACAGGTTGTTACACCTCTTCCTTTTTGGTTTGCTAATGGTGATCCGGGAACTGTTTTACCTATTGATGCGATCAGTGCAGATCTTATTCGCTTGAAGGTCACGTTTGCTGCTTTGGCGTCACTCTATGTATCATCTGCGCAACAGGCATTTGATCCTGCTGTCTCAGTGGCAGGATCAGCTTATTATCCTTTATCTGGTAGTCCCTTCTACAAGACAGATCCTGCAGGTAAACTCGTCTACGGGCTTAATGGAAATCCTAGCGAATCTGTTCTTGCTTCTGTAATACCTGATCTTGTTATACCTACTACTTTAGCAATGGGTGATACGTATGTCATGGCGGAATATATATATTTGGATAAAGTTGAGGCTAATCGGTTTCGTATCTCTGATTTTCAGTACCCTGTTATCCAGCATTACTCATTTAATCCGTTTGATTCAATTGGTCAAGCCACAATGACAGCTCTTCTGCGTGTACCGAATCCTACACGGGATTTATACATGTATGCGCAGAGACTTGAGGCGACTGCTTATAATGCGCCATTCTTAGCGACACGCGATTTGAGTGGAGCCGACGCCCTGGTCGCTCCATGGTGGTCTGATGCGAGAGGATTATCTGCAGTTAAGCCTGGTGATTACGCACCGGCATTCTCTACACGCGATTCTGAACCGTTACAATCGCTGCGACTCGTATATGAAGGAAAACTGACCCGATATGATACTGCAGCTCCTTCATTTTTTAGAAGTATTTTACCATCGCTGATGCAGAGAAAGTCGCCGTGGCTACATAGGTACTATTACAATTTATCGTTTGGAGTCCAGAACGGTCTGTTTCCACCATCTCTACCGAGCGGTCAGGCAAATTTAGATAAGATTCAGCGGCTTGAATTAAAACTTGGATTCAAACCGTTGCGTGGATCGATTAATCCGAATGCTGTGCCTCGGTACAATGTATATGTTTTCGCACAGACATATAATATTTTCAGAGTTTACGGCGGACGCGCTGGACTTTTGTTCGGATTTTAAATTTGATTTATGTTTATGTTGTTCAGAAGTAGTATGACTAATTCAAAACAATATTGTGAACACTGTAATAAACGATGGTATTATGGTCATGATCCATGCGATTCCAAGATAAAAAAAGAGCCTGTATTCATTCGGATTCATTTAGATGGAAAACGGATTTCAACTGGACGTCTTGGAGATGATGGAAGTGTCATGGAAATCTTTCCTGGGTTTTATGTAAAACATGCAACAGTTGAAGAGTGGAAGAATAAATATATGGTCGAGGGTGCTCAAGTTAACACGCGGTAAAATTGAGGAATTTTTCGGCTTACAGGAATGTAGAAAATGAGTGATCATATGCCTGTTTCTGTAACAAAAAAGTCACGAGTATTTAAGGTTGCGTCAGAAACTCCTGTAGTTGCTGTTGATCTTACAGCGCCTGACCTTGTCGCGCCTGAGCCTGCTGAGCCTGTAACTGCTGAGCCAATTGATTTTGATGCAGAGGTTGCTTTTCCCCTAGAGCCAGAAATGTGGCGAGGAATTGAGCTCGAACCTGTCAAGACCGAATCCATCAAGACTGATATGCCTCCTCTTGAATCTGATAAGGAAGAGGAGTCCGATTCTGAAATGCCTCCTCTCTGCACAGCGAAGTGTACCGACTGCGATTGCTCTGACCTAAAAAATAATAAGGGACTAACAATAAATGCTATGATTGAAAAGGCAATCGAGGAACACTTGAGCCCCCAAGAGAGTGCTAATGATGCCGATGCTGAGAATGAAGATGAAGATGAGGATGAAGAGGAGAGTGATTTCAAAAACATTAGACCCAGGACTATTTCCGATTCAATTAAGGAAACTCTCGAAGAGCACCTAAATCCAAAGGAACCGCCTTCAAGACCTGATTATACTCTTATTATCGTTGGAATTACACTCGCCATTGGCTTATGGCATCTGTATATTTCTGTAAATACAGGAATAAATACTTTAAATGAATTTTGAGTTAAACAAAAGTAAACATTAAACCTAGAATGGAGTTCATCCATAATTATTTTTTAGTTAGTCAAGAATTTGATCTAAAAACAATACTCGACGAGTCGACAACCTATGTAAAAAAAGCAACAGTTCTTACTCAATATCCCCTTTCCAATGATCTTTCATATTCAGCTAGTACATTCTACACTAAAACGGCAGAACCAATCACGTTACACGTATCAACTGAAAATGAGAACCTTATTCATAAAATTCTTGAGTATTGGACAACAACACATAATAATTTAAACGCTTTACAAAGCGGTTATGTTATTTTTGAATCACATGGTTTACCATGTCTCGTATTCAGTAACAGTGAACTACATACATCATCACATTCATATTGCCAAATTATTAAACTCGATCTCATGATGGAAAAATATGTAGCCACCGGTAAAAAACAAAGTAATGTTCGTTTAAATTTTTATCTTTTGATTATGTTTCTTGTTTTACTCTTCACTATCTTCATTATTGTCATATAGATGTTCCTCGTGATGTGTCGAAAGGCGATTTGAATAAGTATATTCACTCTCAAAGACTTCACGGCTGATCTCTCGTGACATCTGCCACTCATACTCGTGCTCATAAGCCTCACTCTCTTTCTTCTTCTCTTCCTTGATTCTCTTCTCTGCCAAGTACTTTACACGCCCATACTGCGACATAGGTAGAACATGAATATAATTATCATCCTTCTGCTTCTCCTTCTCCTTATTCTCAAGCTGCTTCTTTACAAGAATTTGCTCTTCGTCATTCTTAATGGCAATAGCAAGGCGCGCAGCTAACGAAGGCGTAGACGGAACAGAGGCTGTATTCTTTACACTTGTTACTAGAATAGGAAAGTCGTTTGCATTTGTTTGCCTCCAATTACCTTGAGATGATGTCTGTTGACGTCCAGTAGTCGTCTGTTGACGTCCAGTAGTCGTCTGTGGACGCCCAGTACTCTGGGGTGCCCACGCACGAAATGACGTGTTGTTGCTCATTTTTGCTTGTGTTTTCACTGCATATTTAATCGTGGTTACGCGTTTCAATTTTTCGGCTACATAAAATTGGGCTGAACTTACACTATACTTAATAGTATACAAATGTCACTGGTCATTGTTGAGAGCCCAGCAAAGTGTAAAAAAATTCAAGGGTTTCTGGGAGACGGGTGGACCGTCATCGCTAGCATGGGGCACATCAGAGCACTCGAGTCCGAACTTGATGCCATCGGCTTGGATCGTGACTTCGACGCTCGTTTCACCTTCCAGAAAGAGAAGGCGAAAGCCATTCAGCAAATCAAGGCGTCCGCAAAAGGTATGAAGGAAATTTATCTAGCGGCAGATGATGATCGTGAAGGTGAAGCCATTGCGTACAGTGTAGCTCTTCTTCTTGACTTAGATCCCAAGAAGGCAAAGAGATCCGTGTTCCACGAAATCACGAAAGCAGCTGTAGTAAAGGCTGTACAAGAGCCGCGTCTCCTTGATATGAACAAGGTTGATGCTCAGCAGGCACGCTCTATTCTCGATATGATGGTCGGATTTACAATCAGCCCGCTTCTCTGGACTCATGTAGGAAATGCTCTGAGTGCAGGGCGTTGCCAGACACCTGCTCTGCGCCTTGTCGTGGAAAGAGAGAGGCAGATCACGGGATTTACAAGCGAAACATCGTGGAAACTCAGTGGTACATGGCTGAAAGGAACGACTCAGATGGCAGCGACTCTTGTAGATGATCTTGCCGATGAGGAATCCGCTCGCAATTTCTTGGAAAATATTCACAATGATGCCGGTGGGACTATAAAATCGACTATAACTAAGCCATGGTCCCTGTCTGCACCGAAGCCGCTCATTACAAGCACTTTACAGCAAGAAGGCTCTGCTAGGTTCAGCTGTAATCCAAAGAAGACCATGATGATTGCGCAGAGACTCTATGAGGCTGGACATATTACCTATATGAGAACGGATCACGCGATTCTATCTGGCGAAGCAACTGTGACTGCAAAAGAAATGTTGCGAAAGGAATTCGGCGATGCTTATGTACAGAGTGACGAGGTCACTCCAGTCAAAAAGGCAGGGTCCGACGTAAAAGCCCAAGAAGCACACGAAGCCATTCGCCCCACACACTTTGAAACGGCAGATCTTCCCACGACAGAGGACTGGTCAGCTGTCGATCGGCGTATCTATAAGCTCATCAGAGATCGTGCGCTTCAGAGTGTAATGACATCATGTAAGGGCGAGGAACATACTGTTACCTTGCTTGCGGATGGTGATCCCTCTGAATTTCCGTGGGTCACGAAGTGGAAGCGCACCACCTTTCTCGGCTGGAAACGAATCGGTGTAAGCGAGAGTAATTTGGACGGCGATGAAGAGGAATCAAAGGAAAACGATGAGGCGACTTGGGCTCGAGCCATTGCTATCAAGATTGGTGATAAGGTTAAGTGGACTTCATTGGAAGCATTTCCTATTGTTACAAAGGCACCCGGTCGTTTCAATGAGGCAACACTTGTGAGAGAATTGGAAAAGAAGGGAATTGGTCGTCCCAGTACCTTCGCAATGCTGATCTCCACGATTTTGGACAAGGAATATGTAAAGAAAGAGAATTATCCTGCTCGCGAAATTAAAATCAAGCATTTGCTTATTACCACGCTTGGACAGTTGGTTCCTACAGAGGTAGAACAGATGAAGAAAGTGGGTGCGGAAAAGGACAAATTGGCTCCTACAGACCTGGGAGTTCGTATCCTCGACTTCTGCTTGCGTGAGTTTTCCGGTCTCTTTGACTATGCGTTTACGAGTCGAATGGAGGCGCGCCTAGATAGCATTGCGGAAGGAAAGGAACCATGGAAACAGTTATGTAGAGATACATGGTCTTCTTATAAGGACACTGTAGCAAAGTTAAAGAGTGCTGGAGCTGGCGCTGACGCGAAAAACAGTCGCGTAAAGGAATTTCCTGGAGGTCTGAAGGCAGTTCTCTCAAAGAAGGGTCCAATACTCTTGAAGGAGGACGAGTCAGGCGATAAGGAGAAGACGACGTTTTATGGATGGATTGAGGGACTAAAATTCGA